GCGGAATCAGTTACAGCCATCTCAAACACGCTTGTAGCTGTATCATTCTGCTCCAGAAATACAATACTGGGGCCGATGTCAACAGGAGACACACGAGTGCTCAAGCTGTAACTAGCAAGAAGGTTAATCTCAGCCGTAGCAGCAGAGAATGCTTCAGTGGTAGTTTCGAATATATACTGGGCGTTATCAGCAAACAGAACCAAACCACGGGGCGCAGAGACCGCATGAGTTAGTTTGATTGGATTCAACGAACCACAGGAAATATCAATCGGATCACTATCCAAGATGGTAATGACTGTTCCAGCAAAGAAGTTGAAGTAGTCACCCGCCTGTGAGGTTATGACATTTTCATTGGAAGTTAAGATCAAGCGATTCTTAAAGAATGAAATGCCGTGAATCTTACTGCCAACAAATGAAGGCATTGGATTGGTCTCGGCATCACCCACTTCCCGTGGCTTCCAATACAACTTAGCAATGGAATCTACATTGGAGGTCACAGACGCAACCGTATTGACGCGGAAGGTATCGCCCTCAGCATTTGTAACGGTATCCAAAGCAGTATAGCTGCGACCAGCACGGCTAATGCTAACGCCATTGATCACGCCCGTCACGGTGGTGATAATCTGAACCCCAGCCTGCTGGCGAAGGGCCACATTAGGCGCACCAGAGGCTACCGTGTTATATGAACCAAGCACATGATACTGGTTGTTAGCAATGGTAAACACTGCGTCCGTACCAGCAGTTCTAACGATTTGTCCGTTAAAATACCAGTTGTATACCTGCGTACCGTTTGTGTAAACGATGCGCTCCACATAGGTGACTGGGCTAGGAACCCAAGGCACGTTTGTGGTGGTGACATTGGTCGTCGTGCTGGTCACCTTAAGGCGCAGGTTGATGCCAGTACCACCATAGACAGGGAAGCTTTGACCAACCGCATACCGACCATTACCTGAAGTAAGGATGGAAACGGTTTGGGGAACACCCGTCACCGTAGCCGTAGCAGGGGTAGCTGTGGCTGACGCTTCATCCAGCTTACGATAGGTGAAGGTGCCGTTGGCTTCCCGAATGATAGCGTGAGGCATGGTGGACTCGTTGATGGTTTTGACCACACCACCGGCAATACTTTCCTCCCAGATACCAGTACCCTTAGCACTGTTGTCGCTGGTTTGAAAGATCACCCAGTAATCATCACCATCAGAATTTTCCGATGCCAAGATCTTAATCTTTGCTCCATCCAGAAACTGCCTGGGAAGCTCAGATACAGTATTGACAGTGCCTTTATACGCTTGAATAGCAGCACCACTTTGACCACCCTTTGCTTCAAGAGAAAAGTCAGCATTGTTGGCACGACGGATATGAATCGTGTTACCAATAGCTGTAGCTACATAAGCAGGGTTTGCGTTGATAGAGGTAACAAGGTTGCTAACAATATCATCAGCATTAAGCTGCGTGGTAGCGGTAGTAGGGGTAGCGTAAGTAAAGGTATTGGTATCAATGACAACTTTGTACGTCGTAGCATAAGCCACAACACCTACCGTAACAAAACCAAAAGGTGTAATGGTTGCAGTCAGGTCACCGGCATTTTCAGTAACAGTGATCTGCCGATTCAATACAAAGGTATAATCATTAATCTGGAGTACCGCAAGATCAGATGAATCTGTATGTGTTGCGTAGGTAGTAGCAGAAGCAGCAGGGGTGTTTACCGTTTGCTCAATACCACTATCAGCATCCCAGATTCGCAGCACACCAGCATTGGTAAACTGAGCCAGGTACTTCTCCTCATCATCCCTAAAGATGGAGAACCAGGTACCACCATTAGCGGCATTGGTCAGCTTACGAATGCCACGAAGGCCAGGCCGTTTGGAAAGCCCGAACGTCGGATCAGGATAGTAGTTAGTACATTCCCGCAGCTGGTTGTTCAGCTTGATCGAATCAGGCTGCTGCGAGACCCCACCAACAAGGTTAGGGATTTTCTGGGAGATCGCAGCCATTATCGTGCAATAGCTCGGAACGGAGTGTAAGAAACGTAGAAGTTCTGCCCACTTTCAACACCAAAGATGTTTACATCAGAGGTGCCAGTATCATAGGCAATACAGTTAGCTCGCAGGTTAGCTTCGTCTTGAGCGTTGAAGGTCACCATTTCCTGGGAACCAAGGGCTCGACCAGCAAACACCCGAGCAGCACGTTGAGTAATATAATCTTTAAAGACCTGAGGGAGATCTTCAAAATCAAAAAGCCAAACAACATCGCATTTCACGGTGCTGTTAGCAGTAAAGGTATAGGTGTGCCCGATCTTATCGTAAAGTTTGCCATCTCTAAGTACAGTTTGATATTTTTGCGTATTCGAATATTTGTTATCAGAAAGTTGCAGCACATTGACTGGCACAAAGATCTGACCATTAACATCGGCAGTAAAGGGATAGTTGACTTCAGTATTAAAGTGCCAACCTTCGCCTTGAACTTCCCGATTAACGGCATCAAGAATTGACTCCGCCAGGGCGATTTCGGGATTAGAAATATCGAGAGACACTACGGGTGCCTGCCCGATACCAGACAGCATCTGATTAATTGCTTGTAGTTTGGTAGTCATCTGTATCGGACAGAAAGAAAAGGGAGGGGACCTCCGAAGAAATCCCCAAATGAATCAGGCCAGGTTACGGAAAGCACCAGCGCAAGCAACGCGCACAGCGCCAGCGCCGTATGCAAGGCGACCGACGATAACATCGCCTTGATAGATCACCTTGGTGTCAGCACCGGTGGTCTGAACGCTAGGACCGATTGCCTCCACAACGCCAGCAGCATCACGGTGGAAGATCAGACCGCAGCTGTTGGTGAAGTCGGTAGCGATACCGTAGTTGTTGTTTTCACCAGTCACAGCAGCCGCATCAATGGCGGTACCGGCAGCCGAACCATACTTGCCCAGGAAGGGGATGTTGTTCGACTTGTAGATCTTGATACCAGCGATCTC